TTACAACAACTGGTGTTACTATGGCATTGCGTACTGCTACCACTTGTGTACCGCTTGCTGAAATTGTTATTTGGTTAGCACCGGTACCAGTTGTAGGTGTTACTACAATACCTGTACCTGCTAAGATTGATAAGGGGTTATTTGTATATGACATTTTTGTCCTTTAAAAAAATTAAACTATACTCCAATTGGAGCCATTAAATATTGTTGTGATACTTCCAAAAGGTGTATTGATAACACCTGTTCCAGTATCTACAGTTTGTGAAGTACCTTGAATGGTAATAGGTGCATTAGTTGCATTACCACTACAGTCTTTGATTATGTATACTGTACCTAATATACCTACAGGTAGTGTGATTGTAACAGGTGCTACAGTTAACACACATAAAAAGTAATCGGCGGCAGTTGCTGTATAAGCAGCGGTTACAACATCAGTAACAGGCACTATGCCAGGCGTACCTGGTGGTCCTGGTGGTCCGGTCGGCCCTGGAGGTCCCGGTGGTCCAGCTGGCCCTGTTCCTGAATTGTTGATAAACAAATCACAGTCTGGAAAAGGTGGATATGGTGGAAATGGTGGAAATAGGGGAAATCCCTGTTGTTGTGTTTGTGATTGATACACTTTATTTCCTTTATTAAAAAGCCCCCACGGCTTGTGGCTGAGGGGGCTTTGACTAATTAACGAATGTTAGTATTAGTATTTGCTGGGTTAGCAGTTAGTGTGCCGCTTCCAACATTGATTGCTTCGTTTGTTGAACGAATTTGCTGACCTAAGCCCCAAATCATATTAGCCAGTTGGCCATATTGTTGTTGTTGCTGAGATTGTTGTTGCATCTGATTGATGTTATTGGTATTAGTTAGTGTAATACCATTTGTTGCATTTGTTAAACGATTTTCATTGCGTAGTTCAATGATTTCATTTTGTGCTGTTGCTAATTCACGTTGTAGATTTAATTCATACTGTGATGTGATTAGAGCACGAGTTGCAGTACCATCAGCTACAACAGCTTTCTGTGTTTCATTGAAACCAGTTAACATATTTGTGTTAATTGTGTTTAGTTGCTGTGCTAATACCATTGCATTAGCATTTACCGCATCTTTAACGCCATCTGTACGTGCTGCTAGTGAAGCTGTGATGTTGTTAAATTGATTTGTTAAACCTAAACTTTGTGTTGCTTGTGATGCTTCAAAAGTAGCCGCATTAACTGCAACTGACTTATCTACTGCACCAATTGCTTGCATTAACTGCATGTTAGCTGTTGATTGTTCTGGAGGTGAACGTAGTGCAGCTGCTGCACCTGCACCTTCTGCACCTAGTAAGTTACCACCATTACGTAGTAAGCTACCTAGGATAAGACCGCCAATTAAACCACCGCCACCGCCACCGCCAAAAAGACCGTCGCCGCTGTTACCGCCCATACCCATAATCATACCGGGTGTCATTACTTCTGCCATAATAAATTCCTTTTTTGAGAATTGTTAATAAAATTAAAAGTGATATGCGCTACCACCACGCGAATTGGTTAAAGCCAAATTCTTTTAGTTACTCAATGGTTTTTACAGTTTGTTTTGACTTTAAGTAGTCACATACACTGTTTAACATTGACTTAGTAACTGCAATTTTTTCTTGTGCCCACTCTGCTACATTATCTTTGTCATTAATCATTTGATCTATGCAATCTGCTGCTCTGCGTATGCTTTCTAGATTGCTTTCAACCATAGTAGCTTCGTCGTTGTACTCTGCACTATCGCTTTCTGGTGTTGTGTTATACACATAAACAGGATATAGTTTTAGTCCGGTTGCCATAATTTTTCCTTTGTTAGATTTATAATACCACGTATTACACGCAGTACTCAATTTTCGAGAACTGTAGTAATTATACACCAAAACGCTCTTGGAGTCAATAGGTATTTTTAGGGCAAGAGATTGTTAAAAATCGTTACAAAATTATGCCCGAATTTTTTGGGTTCGGGCATATAAAAACGCAAACAAATTTTTGGAACAAAAAAGCCCCCATAAATTTCTTTATGGGGGCTTTTTATATGGTCAATTAAACGTCTGTTACTACTGCAGGATTTTGAGCATCAGCTAACGCAGCTGCTTCCAATTCTGCAATCTGTGGTTTAGCCTGCTCAGTCATCTTTTGCGTTAGCGGATTAGCAATTTTAGCTGGTAGCTCTTGTAGGGCTGCTAAAATTGTGTTGGCTTCTTGCATTGTTAACACAAAGTTTAAGTTTGGATTTTCATTCATAATTATTATTTATTTTACAGGACAAGCGCCAGTTGCACACTCTGCGTCGGTAATCTCATCAAAACTATTTGTATTGTTGAGATCAACTACACCAAGTACTTTAACATAAGCATCGTAGTCTTGTTGTGTTACTACTTCTTGTGGAAGGTATAAGTATCCAAGATCTTTAGCTGTTTTAGTTGGGTCTGTACGATAGATGAATGAAACACCTACATAACAATCCCAATTGTCCAACAACCAGCTAATGATATCTTCTACTTCTGATGGGTCATAGCTAATAGTTACTGAAGTATTTTGTTGATTCCACGAAGTTTGTAGTAGCTTGTAACGCTCTAGCTGTGTTACAGCACTTTCAAGGTTAACTTCTTTGCCATCTACTTTGTCAAACGGAATACCTTCCCAAGCAACTGGAAATGTTACCAATACGCCCGAATCATCAGTTGGGTGATTGATAATTCGGTAGTTGGCATCACGTAGTTTATCTACTACTGGGTCGTGTTTGCTAAACTGAACATTGTTGAAAATGTACTTGCCTAGTGGCTTGTGTACGCCTTCTGTGGTGTCCATGATCTTTGATAATGTTCCCGACGGCTTAACGCAAGTAATGTTTTTAGGTGCTGGCAAGTTAAGTTCTAGAGCCATACCCATAGCTGCTGATGTAGCAGTACGCTTTAAGTACTCGTAGTCATAGCTACCCATATCAGGACGCATTGCAATACCTGTTAATCCTACTCCGCAAAGACGCATAAAGTAGTTGTTTAGGTGCCATGATTCTTGCAAGATACCATCACGCAAGTTAACACAAGTTTGACGATAGTTAGCGCGAGCAGCTAGTCGAATCGCACTATGCAATCCAGCTTGATCGCCTTTGAACTTACCAATGTCTGTTTCTGTTAAGTTACAGAACGATTTATTGCCAAGCAAGATTTCAACACAAGGATTTGCACCTTTAAACCAAGGGGCACGACGTAGTGCTTCTACTTCGTTGATAAAGCCTGGCTCTGACCCACCTGCTTCAATCATCATAGCAAAGATTTTAGACAAGTCTTCGTACAGTGGCTTCTTTTTAAACACTAGCGAATTGTTTGACTGTGTGCGGTGTGCATTGTTATGTAACCACCAGTCTTTTTTAGCTACTGCAAATTCTTCCCACTCTGGCTGATCGTAATCAAATAGCGCAATCTCAGCACTGCGACGACTACTGAGGATAGTCCCAAGATGATTAACGATATCCAATATGTCCATGCGAGTAAGCAAAGAATCTGCACGGCCGTTAAGGATGTTGGCGATTGCAACATAAGCTGTACTGATTGCTGAGTCACCTGAAGAAATCCAGCCATAGCCTTTTAGCCTTTCGCCCGCTGGACGTAGTTGCGAAAAGTCAAGTACGAGTGTTTCTGCGGGATACTTACCAGCAAGCAACTTGCCAATAGACTTTGCCCAAGCTTCTGCTGAATCACCAACTTGTAATGTCCAAGTTTTTGTTGTATCATCCCATAACTCAACATTTTCTTCATTTCCGCCTTTTTGAGTACGTGTCGATCGTACCACTTTGATATTTTTAATTGGCTTTGAAAAGCCATTTAGTGTTCCAACGATTGGCTTAAAACCAACGCCGCAACCTTGTAGCAATAGCCATAAGACGTCTACGACGTCATAAACAGTTTCAACGTGTGTGAAACTGCAATTAAATTGTGATGCTTCACGAGTCTTGGCAACATTTGTGCCACCAAGCCATAGTGTACGACCACTCATTAACACCTTGCGATCTAGCATTAACTGCTCTAGATCGTATAATTCAGCGTACTCCACGTCTGTTAAGTCACGATTAACTGCACGCTGCCACAACCACTCTTGGTGATCAATAACGCGTGCAACTGTTTCTGCCCACGTTTCAAATTCACGACCATCGTCTGACGTAGGTCTGTTATATGTTCTACGGGTAATTACTTGTGCTCTTGTACTAACGTTCATATTTTCCTTTATGTTCCTGTAGAGCCGAAACCGCCGGTTCCGCGCTCGGTATCATTCCATGCGTCTACAAATCCGCACAACAAAACTGGCATGACTACTAACTGCGCTATTCTATCACCAGTATTAACAGTATAACGCTCGCCTGAAATATTTTTTAGCAAAACTTTTAAATTTCCACGATAATCAGAATCAATGACTCCAACCGAATGTGGGATTGTAATGCCTTTTTTCCCTTGCGAGCTCCTATTGAAAATAAAGCCTCCATAGCCTTCTGGAATTTTTACCGCTACTCCGGTATCAACAAGTTTTTGTTCACCGGGATAAATTTCACAAGTTTCGGTGCTTTTTAAATCTGCACCAGCATCTGTGGGATGTGCTCGGCAAGGCAAAAAAGCAGCGTCGTCTACTCGGCAGTGAATAACTGGTCGAATAGGTTTATCAGTGCAAGGGTCATAAGTACGGTTAATGTTAATAAAATTGCTCATTTTAAGTAGTTTGCTAAGATTGTGTTGATTTGTTCACAGTTTAGATTGCCAACAGCTTCTTCACAGTGTGTAACCAAATCCATTAATTTGTAGTTAAGCTCTAACTTATCTTTGGACTCATTTAGAGCTTGTATATATTTATATTTGCCGTTTAGCGGGATGCTGGCAATAATATCCCATGTTGTACCGTATTGCTCTACAAGTGCTTGAGCACGTTTAGGGCCGATACCTTCAACTCCGATTACATTATCTCCACTATCACCCATAAGGCACTTGATAGAAATGTAGTCGTCGTGTTTGAAATCGTAGTGTGAGTCCCAGTTGTTGAGAGTTGTTTCTTTGCGTGTTACGTAACTGAAACGTGAGACATTGTCGCGTAGCAACAAGTCCCAGTCTCGGTCACTGGAAATCAACCAAATGTTGTCAAAATGTTTGTGTTGTTGTTGCACTATGTAAGCAGCAATGTCGTCAGCCTCAACACCCTGAAACTTAATAACTGGATAATTGGTGTTTGCTGCAATGTGCTCTAGCGTGGCTAAAAAGTCTTCAAAGAACAATTCAAAAGCCTCGGCTTCTGCTTCAGTTTGCTGTGCTTGCTTGTCCTTGCGATTTTGCTTGTACACATCCGATAGCTGTTTACGATAGCTAGAACTGCCTTGATCACAAGCTATAATCACATGTGATGCTTTATAACTCTTTTTAAGACTTTCAACTGTGCGTAGGTAGTCTTCAGCAAAGTCACGTGCTCCTGAATGCTTATAGCGAAACGCCAAGTTTAGTGCATCCACAATCATTAATGTGTTTTCTGATTCTGTTGCTTTTTTAAATGTTATACTCATGGTTTACTTTTGTTGTTGAATGTATATTATAACAGAATCAACTAGTGTATTCAAGTCACAAATTGTGGTTGCTCGTGTGTTAACCAATCTTCTAACAGAGATACATAAAATTCATAGCCGTCTACTGAAACAAACATATAGCGATAGTTGTGATCGGGCATTTCTTGGTAGGCAGCAAACATTTTTGATCGATCAAATTTAAACATTAGCAGTGGTTTTTTGTTAACTTGCTGACCCTGACGTATTGACTGCTTCCAAAACTCAAGTAGTTGTGGATTCTTGCCGGTTAATAGTGCACTGGTAAGGTGATCTTCGGCATAACCTTTTACTTCCACACACCACAAGTTGGTACGTCCTGGTACGTATAAGTCGCCTTTTAGCAAATGTTTAGGGTCTAGTGCACCAGAGCCAGGTACTCTTTCCCACCCTAAATTGGTATGTTTTTTCAAGAGATCGCGCGCAACAGTTTCTGTGCGCGCTCCCTTAGCTCTAGCGTCTACGGCCATTACGCTTTGGTCGTTTTACTTCCAGTTGAAACAGGTTCGGGAACTCGTCCGGCATCTGTGGCCGGTATTGTTTGTTCTATTACTGGTTCGGCTACTGGTTCAGCTACTGGTTCTGTTGCAGTCGTATACACAACTGGTGCACCCGGAGTGTACGTAAAACGTTGACCTGTGTTTTCGTCAACACAAATAACTTCACCGTCTGAAACAATTGATTCAAATTCTTGTTGTGTAAGCTGTTCACCAGTTGAGTTTGTTTCAACGGTTTTACCATCACGCACAAAGAAAACTGGACGGCTAATTGTATTAATTTTTAGCATATTATACCTCTATTTTTGATATGTTGTTTGTTTTAACAACGTGAATTTTTTCTAGTAGTGGATGTGTAAAACCATGTGATACTAAAAAAGTGTTTAAAAACTCTTCGCGTAGCAGAACTTCTACTAAGCGCTCTTTGCCGTCTACGTCTAGTGTTTCAACGGTTTCATCTAGTATTAATAGATTGATTCGTGATGAGCTCAATGACTGCATTAACTTACGGATTGCTAACAGTGTAGCTACGTTTACACGAGCACGCTCACCGCCGGATAAAACTAAAATATCAATGTCTTTGGCATTATCTGTGATAACTACATTTAGCTTGTCCGAACTAGATACTTTAAACGCAATTTGGAATCTGCCGTCTGACAAGTCTACTAAATACTCATTGGTAAGTTCTTCTAGGTCTTTTACCAAACACTCAATTTTGTAGGCTACTAAACCAGTTGTAGAAAATGTTTTAGTAAGGATATTTAAAATACCCATGCGTTCTGACAATTCGTGTAGTTGACCGGAATAAGTTTCCAGTTCTGTATTCATTTCTACTAGTTGTTTTGCAAGTAACTCAACTTTAGCATTATGTGCACTAGCTTCACGATTTGCTTTTTCTGCTTTTTGGATAACACTACGTAGATTAAAGATTTGTGTTTCAAGTTCTTGAACCTTAGCACTTAGCTCATCTTTGTTATAAAGCTCGGTTTCAAGTTGTGTATTAATAAGCGCATAATACTTTTCCCATTCTTCACTAGTTTTTATTGCAGTTTTCCACTGTTGTACACGCTGATCCATTTCTGCTAGTAACTCATCAATTTCACGGCTACGTGTTTTGATTTCAATATTACGTTGTTGTGCAGCTTGTTGAATTTTGGTTTGCTCTAGTAATAAGTCAGCAATCTTGGCCGCATCAATTTCTTGCAAACAAGTAGGACACGTTCCATGCAGGGCACTCATTTTTTTAACAAATGCCTGCGAATCACGAACGGTTTTGGACAATTCAATAGACTCTGTGTTTAATACACCAGCTTCCAATTTTAACGGTTGTGGATTATCTGTAGGTTGTTCAGGCAGTGGATAAATTTTAATTTGTGCTTGAATCTTTTTATAAGTGTTGTTTTGTGTGATCTTTTTATTAGCAGTTTCAATATTAGCTAATTTAGATTCTGTTGCGGCTAGTTCAGTTGTTAACTGCTGATCAAATTCCGGAACGTCTTGTAGCGGTTTAGGGTCTAGGTCTGCTGTGCTATATTTGTTTAACCAACTATTTACTGTGTTTACTTGTGATTGTACACTAGCAATTTCACGATTTAGATCTTGTGCAACATCTTTAAAGACTTCTTGTGCACGAGTATACACGCCCAAGTTCAGTAGTTCTATTAAAAACTTTTTTCGTGCTGTGTCTGGCGCAGTTAAAAATTCTAGGCTCGATGCATTTGATTGATAAACAATTTGTGCAAATGTTTTGTGATCAAAACCTATAATATCTTCAATGGCCTTGTAAGTAGCAGTTGCTGTATGTGAACTAATGTCACCACCGTTTTTAAAAAGTTTTACAGTTTGTGTAGTACCACGCATAGATTTGATTTGATATTCCGTACCGTCTTTTTCAAAGTCTAATTCAATTGTATACGACTTGTCTTTTGTATAACGATTAAGAATATCGGCTTTTTTAATGCCTTTTGAATTCTTGTTGAATAAGACCTCTTCTAGAATAAGTGCAACACTAGACTTACCATGACCATTGCGACCCACAAGTTGTGTTAGCGGACTTGCAACAAAGTTTACTACATTATCTTTACCGTAACTAAAAGCATTAGACCAACGCAGTTCTTTTAGTAAGATCATTCTAAATAAGCCTCTAAGTCGTTTAACCCACCAATGTGTACGCCATCAATAAAGATTTGTGGTACTGTGCGTACGCCTGGTAGTGTTTTAAAGAACTCGTCTTTTGTAACATCTACACCCAACATTTTTACGGTTGTGGGAATATTAGCTGCATTTAACATTGCTTTGGCTTGTGTGCAAGCTGGGCAGTTTAGTTGTGACCAAACTACTGCATTAGAATTTGTCTGCATAATTTTGCATTTCCTTTAATGTTTTTTCTACGGTATCATCCGGTAGTTCTAGGATATATGTAAGGTATTCTTTTACTTCCTCAAGTAAACTCATTTCAGGGTCTAGTAAAAGCGCTGAATCAGTGTCACGTTTTACTACTTTTGATGAGATTAACTCTGAGTTTTCTACTAGCGATAATTCAGCCATATCGCCTTCAACTTCGTAGATGGTATGGTCGAAATGTGTAGCAGGCATTGGTTCGCCTGCGTGTACTGTTAGTTTAATTAGCTGTGGAAGCTCAAATTTTAACCACTGATGTGTGTGAGTATTTGTGTCAAATAAGATAGCCCCTGTATCAACCCTATTACGATGAAAACTGGTGGTATAAGGGCTACCAGGGTATAAGATATTTCTTTGACTATTTTCATAACTGTGCAGGTCGCCAGCTAGTACAGTTTGCCAACGATTAAAAATGTCTAAGTCAACTTCGGGCTTGACGTGTGGTGGAATTTCTCCGCGTACGTGGGTGCATAAAACATTTTTGGCAAAATTAAATTCTGTTTTTTCAAGCTCTTTTAGTTTGTTATAGGGAACAAAGTCAACGCCATTAATTGTACAAAAGTCGTCTACGATTGTGACTTGAGAATTCAACCTGTTGGTTGATTTTTTCAAAAAAGTCAAAAAGGTCGAATCCTTTTTCAACATTTCGTGATTGCCTGGATAAATCACAGTAGGTTTAGTTACTGAGGCTACTAAGTCAAAATATAACTCAACCTCGTCCATTGTTGGTAGTCGGTCGAATACATCGCCACCAATGACTACCATATCGGCTTGTTCTTGCATTTTAGCAAACTGTTCTACAAATAACTGAAATCGGTTACGTGCCCAGTCTAGCGGAACATTCTTTTGACCTAGTTTGATGTGTACGTCTGCTGTAAATAATAATTTCATATTGTTTTTGAGACAAAAAAGCCCAGTAAGCATAACGATTACTGGGCTTGTGTTTTTAACCTAAGTCAGATACGGCTTCTTTTTCAGCTTCTGTGGTTTCAGTTTCATCAGCACCTGCTGAGAGTTTTTCCAACAGTGCTAGAACTTCGGCTTCGGTAGGACGAGCATATTTTTCGTCAATAGACTTTGCTGCATCAGCAAGGTCACGTTCTGCTTGAGACAGTTTGCGTGGTTTGCAACGTAGTACTTGAAGTGTGTACTCAACGTTAAAAGCTAGAGGGCCGGTTTTAACACGCTTGAACACTACATCCCAACCAGTATCGTAGTCTGTGGGGTCTCCCAAATCTTCTGCGGCAGTAACAATTTGTTCAAACAGTTTCTTTTTCAAGTTAAGGGCTTTAACTTTGCCGTCTTTAGGGTCAATACAGTTAACTGTATAGCTCCATGAGCACTTTAGGTCAGGATAGAATTGTGGTACGTGATCGACTTCTAAGTTGTCGAATTTTTCTTTTTCACGCGAAAAAGCCAAGCACTCGATAGGAATGTCTTTGTTGTTTGTGCCTTTAACC